CGAGCATGGCGGCCTGTTTATCTTGGTGGCGGCAAGTCATATGTTGATATTACACCTATCGCTCAAACATCTTCGACTGATGCGACAACGCCGCAAGGCAACCTTTCAGCCATGGGTACTATTAGCGCTAATGGTCACGGCTTCACTAAGTCTTTTACTGAACACAGCATTGTTATTGGCTTAGTATGTATCAGAGCAGACTTAACTTATTCTCAAGGCTTAAATCGAATGTTCTCTCGACAAACCCGTTACGACTATGCTTGGCCTGCCTTATCAACCATTGGTGAACAGGAAGTACTTAACAAGGAAATTTATATGTTGGGTGATGCTGCTGATGACAATGTATTCGGTTATATACCTCGATATGATGAATATAGACATAAACCATCATTGATTACATCGTTAATGAGACCAAACGCAACCGGGTCACTGGCAAGCTGGAACTTATCAGAAGAATTCAGTACACGCCCTGCTCTAAATTCAACATTTATACAATCAAATACACCAGTAGACAGAGTAGTTGCTGTGACATCAGAGCCAGACTTTCTTTTTGATTCATTCTTTAATATCAATTACACCCGTCCATTACCATTACATGGTATACCCGGAATGTTGGATAGATTCTAATGAAACAACTAAAACTTAAAAAGCACCAGGGCGGATTCATAAAATCAATTATTTCCGCTGGTGCATCACTCTTAGGCGGTAAACTAGCAAATAGTGCTAGAAAAGACGCTGCTCAAACGGTCGGTAACTTTAACCAAGCAACGGCTCGTGAACAAATGGACTTTCAGGAACGAATGTCTAACACTGCTCATCAACGACAAATAAAGGATTTACGAAAAGCAAACTTAAATCCCATCCTGTCAGCCAAATACGGTGGTGCAAGTACACCTAGTGGCGCAATGGGTCAAATGCCTATGTTCGACCAACAAGACATATTCACACCTGCTGTCAACACTGGTCTATCATCAATGCAAGCACACGCGGGAGTACAAAAAATAGGTTCAGAAATAGAAAAAATGGAACAAGAAATTGAAGAATCTAAAACACGTGCTAATCTTAATGATACACAAGTTAGGAAAATAGAATATGAAATACCTAGAGTCATTGCTGAAACAGACCTTGCGAATACTGGCGCTGCTCTTCATCGCGCTAATACTGACTTGGCTCGCATACGCAGTCTAGTAGAATCTTTATCTGCACAGGAAAAAGAAATAATAGTAAAAATGGCCGAAATGGATTTAGCCATATTAAATGGCCCTAACGCAGAATATTTTCAAAAACTCAAACTTCTTAAAGGCACATCTGTAGGTAGTGCCTTAAATCTCGCTGGTGACAAAGCTGTTACCGGATGGAAACAAATACTTGAACAAGTTTTAAACTGGGCAAATTAGGAGAAAATAATGCAATTCAAAACCGCTTATTCAAATAAACCAAAAACACGCTTAATGCATCAAACTGTAGTAGAAGATGCAGACGGCAAAAAATCATTAACAAACATCGAACGACCACAACGTATAAAAACGGAAAACAAAGAAGAGTCGATGACAAAACAAAATTTAATTGATAAAGCTGATATTAATAAATTAATTAAAAGTCATGGTGTTACTCATATCGTTCAAAGTGCAAATGCAATGGAAGCACTCTATGGAATGGAAATAACGTCAATGGATTTACAAGATGCACAAAAAATGATTTACGATGCAGAGAAACTATTCAATGAAGTACCTTCTGAACTTAGAAAAAAATTCGGTAATGATGCTGGGGCATTTATAGACTATGCTACTAACCCGGACAATCTACCAGAAATGCAAAAAATGGGCTTAGCCCCTCCTCCTCCTCCTGAACCAGAACCTTTACAAGTCGAAGTCGTCAATCCTGAGCCAACGCCTACAGAATAAATGTAGACGCTTCAAAGGCCGCGAAAGCGGCCTTTTTTTATGCCTATAAATTAAATATCGAGGGTGTGGGAACAGTTACTTACTTGATGTAACTGTTCCCACTGACAGCGAAGCTGTCTAAAAATAAATCTTGACAAATATTTATTTATTAACTAAAGTATAAATGTAGACAAATCAATAGCTTACATAATATACATTATACGCAGTTATTATATAAGTCATTGATTCTACAAGTGTTTAACAGATTAGGAGAAATGACTTATGAAGTTTTTCAAAATATTCACTATCGGTGCTTATGCTCTTGCATGGTACGAACGTGCATCACAAGACGGTGAAATTACCCAGAAAGAAGTACTTGAATTAATCACTGGTGCATTTCAAGCCGCAGATTTAAAAATAAAAATTAAACTCTAATGCAATATTTCAACTTAGGAGTCAAAGAAGGTGTAGACATTTCTTGTCTGCACTCTCTTCTATTCCAAGCATGGCTAAAAGCCGCAAAAATTTATAACAAAAGATCATTAATCTGCACCCTTACATCATCAAATGAATATGTATTGGGTAGATCTAAAAATTCATTACATTATGTAAAACCATTTTGCCGGGCAATTGACTTAAGAACACGAAGAATTCCCTACAACATTCAAGAAGAATTAGTAATTCAAATTGAGGAAGAGTTACAAAAGCTTGACCCTCATTTTCAAGTAGTACTCAAACCAGACCACATACACATCGAACTAGACTATAGGAGTTAATTATGGCCGGTATAAAGAAATATAAACCTAAACAACGAAACGCAAAACGCTTGTTTTCAAAAACAGCAGGACGCGTTCACAAATTCAACACTATGTTACCAATCGCTCGTGGTGGTACTCGTCTCTAATGGAAACGATGTACTACTGCCCTGATTACCTTTATCGATATTGGGATAACACGACGCAGCCATTCGGCTACGCCTTTGGTTACTATGGAGCATAAAATGACGCCTGAATTACTTCATTTATACAATTTAGAATTTTTATTCAATGAAATTGAAACATGTATCTATTATGGCTTTTACGGCAGTTAATATGAAATGCCTTGTTATACACCCTTAGATGCTTATGAAATTCTTGGTGAACATAATCAAAAAACTAATGGCAAAAAAACCATTGAATTTAAAAGACCACAGCAAAACGCCTATAAAGAGATACAGTTACCTTGTGGGCAATGCATCGGATGTAAACTTCTTCGGTCTGTTACATGGGCATCAAGAATTATGCATGAATTGCAATGTCCAGCAATACCCGAAATCGAACCTAACATTGGCTGTTTCATTACATTAACTTACGACGAGGAGAATTTACCTGATGACCACTCACTTAATCATGACCACTTTCAACGCTTTCTTAAACGCCTTAGACACGCTATTAAACCAAAAAAGATTCGCTTTTTTATGTGCGGCGAATATGGTGACGATTCTTGGCGGCCTCACTATCATGCAATTATCTTTGGCTACGACTTTACACAAGGAATTACATATAAGAAAAACCACTATCCAAGAAGACAACAAATTCAGATGTCAGAAGTCGGCAACCCATACTTCATATCAAAATTTCTTACCCACTTGTGGGGATACTCTAAAAACGACCCAATTATTGCCCCACTTACATGGGAGTCTGCCGCTTACGTGGCACGTTATTGCACAAAAAAAATCACTGGTGACAAAGCCGAACAACATTACAACCGACTTATCATTGATTGGAACGAATTCACTGGAGAAATATTTGAATTCAAAGAAGCCCAATTATTACCAGAATACGCAACCATGTCGCGCAGGCCCGGCATTGGAAAAGCATGGTATGAACAATTTAAGGACGACTGTTACCCCTCAAATTATCTTATACATGACGGACACAAAACCCCCATTCCTAAGTACTACGACAAACTGTTGGAAATGGAAGATGAAATCGAATTCAAAGCAATCAAGATGGCAAGAGAACTCGCACTCATTCATATGAAGGACGAACTCAAACCTGACCGATTAAAACAACGCCATAAAGCGAAAATGGCTCAATACAATACACTCAGGAGAAATAAGATATGAGCAAATTAAATTCATATGTACTACTAGACAAACAAGCAGAACAATACAATACACCTATGTTCTTGGCTAACGATGCAGTAGCAATAAGAACAATTAAAAACGAATTAATGAACCCAAACAGTCAAATATCATTATCACCTGAAGATTTTGCAATTTACAAAAATGGGGAATATTACAGTGATATTGGTGAATATTCAGAAAGGCAAGATTGTGAATTAATTATAGAAGTAGCAGACATTCAATTACCAACTATAAAAGAGGTTAAATAAAAATGCCACAAACAAACATGGTTAATCAATTCTCTCAAGTACCAAGCGCGGATATTCCGCGCTCTGGTTTTAAAGTCCCTTATCGTTATACAACGGCATTAGACGTTGATTATTTATATCCAATCTATGTTGATGAAGCATTGCCGGGTGACACAATATCTATTCAAGGCAATATCTTTGCCAGACTGAATACACCTATAGATCCCATAATGGATAACATGTTAATGCAAACGTTCTTCTTTGAAGTACCAACTCGCATACTCTGGGATAACTGGCGCAAATTCATGGGCGAACAAGCAAACCCCGGTGATTCTATTGATTATACAGTACCACAATTTACAGCTCATCAACCTGCACTTAACTCATTATCTGATTACATGGGCATACCAACTGCTGATCAATTAACAGGAAACATACAATTTAATTCATTACACCATAGAGCTTACAATCTTATTTGGAACGAATGGTTTAGAGACCAAAACTTACAAAATTCTGTTGTAGTAGACACAGATGATGGGCCGGATGATTCTGCTGATTATGTTTTATTAAAAGCTAATAAACGTCATGATTATTTTACTGCTGCCCTACCTTGGCCACAAAAAGGAGATGCAGTATCTTTACCATTAGGAACTTCAGCAGATATACATACTGCTGCTGGTATAGGCGGAAATATTAGTGTTTATTCAGATGGTGCTGGCTCTGGGCAATTATTAGACCATGATGCTTCTTTTGTAAATATATCAACCAGTGTTAATACTACTAATAAACTTTATGCAGATTTATCAACGGCCACGGCTGCAACAATCAATCAACTTAGAGAAGCATTTCAAATACAACGATTACTAGAGAGGGATGCACGTGGAGGAACTCGCTATATCGAAATTATTCGGAGTCATTTCAACGTTACTAGCCCAGACGGGCGAGCCTGGCGGCCTGTTTATCTTGGTGGCGGCAAGTCATATGTTGATATTACACCTATCGCTCAAACATCTTCGACTGATGC